GCTAGAGGTATGCTTTTTGCAGTAGAAAACAAAATCAATAATCCATTGAATTTAGGAAGTGGTTCTGGCGTGGCTATTAGTGAAATTGCTGAAATTGTAGCCAGCAGATTTTTTAAAGAAATAGTATACAAAACTGACGCAGCGACAGGTGATCCTATAAGAATTTTGGATATGGATCGAGCAAAAAGTTTTGGTTTCACGCATAAATATTCTTTAAAAGAAGGCATCAATAAAACAATTGATTGGTACTTAGAAAATAAAAATTTAATTAATAAAAGGTATAATGTATTTCATTAAGGAACAAAAATGAGCTTTTATCAAAATAAAAACGTTTTAGTTACTGGAGCAGCTGGAATAACTGGTCAATCAGCAGTTAGAAGATTGCTTGATGAAGGTGCATTTGTCAGAGCTGTTATTGGCAAAAATAGAAAACTTTGTCTCGAACATAAAAATTTAGAAATAGTATCTTTAGATTTGATGGAACATTCAGATTGTCTAGAAGCATTAAATGGAATGGATATTTGCTTCAATTTTGTAGCTTATATTAGAGGGGCAAAAGGACAAACTGATAATTCAAATTATTTAGACTTGGTGAGAAATAACTTATTCCCGTCAATCAATATGTTTGATGCAGCAATTAAATCAGGCATAGATAGATTCGGCTTCATAGGAAGTTCTACTATGTATCCTGACGTAGCGCATCCAGTCAATGAAGATGAGGCTTACAATGACTCACCGCATCCAACTTATAGAGGCGTTGGTTGGATGAAGAGATATTGTGAAGAAGTGATTCGATATTATCAAGATATTTCAAAAGTAAAGTTTGGAATCATTAGAACAACTGCAATATATGGCCCACATGATGCGTTTAATGACAATGGCCATGTAATTCCCCAACTAATATTGAAAGCTAATTCAAAAATGAATCCTTTCGAAGTTTGGGGAGATGGCTCACAGGTAAGAGACTTTATATATGTTGATGATGTAGTTGATGGCGTGATGACAGTCGTGGAAAAATCTGCAACTGCTAGACCTTACAATTGCGCATCAGGGAAAGCTACAACAGTTAGAGAATTAGTTGAAATTATCACCAACATTTATGGATACAAGCCTGAATTCAATTTTGATACATCTAAGCCAACGATGATTCCGATAAGATTAGTTGACACATCAAGATTTAAAAATGAATTAGGATGGGAAGCAAAAACATCATTAGAAGAAGGTTTGAAGAAAACCATTGATTGGTTTATAGTTAATAAATAAAAGGATACTAAAATGAAGAAAGCACTCGTTATAACTTGGGAAAAATATCAAGACCATGAACTAATTTATCCATATTATTCTCTTGAAGAACATGGATTTGAAGTTGACATCATGGCAAATAAGGTAGGTAAAATTTGGGGAAGTTTAGGAACTCATATGCTCTGCACACGAGAGACTATTGAATTTGAAAGTTTAGAAAATATTGAAAAAGCTCTAAATGATTATGAAATCCTTGTAATTCCTGGCGGTGTAAAAGCACTTGAAAAAGTCAGACAAGAGAAGGGTGTCTTAGAATTTATTAGGCAGTGGAATAAAGCAAGAAAAACTATTTTCTGTATTTGTAATGGAGCACAATTATTAATTTCAGCTAAGATTTTAAATGGCAGAACTATGTCAGGATATTATTCTATTGATGTTGATATTGAGAATGCGGGAGCTACATATGATAGAAGTCCTGTAGTAGTAGATGAAAATATTATTTCTTGCCCACATTATGATTTCATGGGGCTGTGGTTAAAAACAGCATTTGAAGTTCATGCAAATAGAATCTCATAATAACAATATAATAAAGAAACCTTGGGGCTACGAGTACCTTGTATATCAAGATGCTAATATAGCTCTTTGGTTTTTATATATTGCTTCAAATCATAAAACATCTTTGCACTCTCATCCAAAGAAAACTACAGGCTTAATAATTTTAGATGGCAAAGCACAAGTAGATTTTTTCAACAATGAAAATTCCTTGGATAAACTTGATAAAATTATGATTAGAAAAGGCATGTTTCATTCCACAACTTCCATTTCAGAAAATGGAACTAAACTTTTTGAAATAGAAACTCCAAATGACAAATTAGATTTAGTTAGATTAGAAGATTCATACGGGAGAAAAGGTTTACCCTATGAAGATTCGTCCTATGAAAATCCAAAACAAGATGATTGTCTTTGGTTAGAAAATCTTTCTGTGTATGAAAATAAGCAAATACCTTTTTCTAATTGTAAACTTACAATTCTAAATGTAAAGAACATTACTGATTTGACTTGCTTAGAATCCCAAAAAAATGTCATGGTTTTAACTGGTGGTATTGTTACTGATTATGAAGTGCTTATTGTTTGCCCAGGAGACATAGTCAAAATTGAAATACTGCAAAAAATTGAAACTGTATTTAACAAAGTAAAAGAAAACACATTTGTAATTTTATTTGAAAATTTAAATTAATATGAATAACTATTTAGAAAAAGTTTTTAAAAAAGTTTCTTTTTGCAGACATTTTGAACAATATGTTTACAAAAAAATTCAAGATAAAACTATTAAAATTCCGGTATATTTATCAGCAGGGCAAGAAAGTACTCCTTGTTCAATTTCAGTTTACTTGAAAGATAAAAATATTGAACCAAATATTTTCATTCAACACAGAGGGCATTCAACATATTTAGCTTTTGAAGCATCTCCTGAAAAACTAATTGATGAATTATTAGGTTTAGATTCTGGTTGTGCATTTGGCATGGGTGGTTCTGCATCTATTCAATCGTTAGAAAAAAATATTTTTGGTCATGATGGTTTAATGGGCTCTCAAGTTCCTATTGCTGTTGGACATTGCTATCAAACAAAACAACCAACTATTGTTTTTATGGGCGATGCTTCTGCAGAAGAAGATTATGTTGGAGCAGCTATAGGATGGGCTTCAACTAAAAATCTACCTATTTTGTTTGTTGTGGAAGATAATAATTTATCAATTCTAACTGAAAAGAAAGTAAGAAGAAACTGGGAAATGCACGAGCTTGCAAATGCATACAAAGTTGAAGCTTACGATATTGAAGATAATCCTGTTCAAATTGCCGATTGCATGAAGAATGTGTTTAATGCTCCTTTGTTATTAAACGTAAGGACTATAAGAAAATACTGGCACTCAGGAGCTGGTGTTGATGGCGATTATTTTGATAGGTATGAATGGATGAAAGAAACATCACAGTTCAAAGCTTATTTCATTGACGAAGAAAACAAAAATAAAGTTGAGGTATTATGGCAATCACGCTTAGAGACACTATAAAGTCAATTGTAAAATATCATTTGTTGGGCAAAAAAGGGAAAGTTTACGGCCAATGTTTAACGGCAGTAGGTTGGGTTGGTGGTACTTTGCCAGAACTATATGAAGAAGATGGTATGGTGGAACTCTCAATGGCGGACGTTGCAGGTGGAGCTATAGTAGTGGGTTCTGCTTTAGCAGGAAGTAGACCAATTTATGTAGTCAGATACCAAGGATTTCAATGGTATAATTGTGTTTCTATTGTTAATTATGCTGCCAAATCTAAATCTATTTGGAAAAGGCCATGTCCAGTGTTAGTTAGGTCTATCGCTATGGAGGGTGGAATTGGGCCAGTGGCTGGCTCTTCTCATCACTCTCTTGTATACAGAATGCCTGGTATCAAGGTAGCATGCCCTATGTCACCAGACGAATACACAGAATGCTATGATAAATTCATGTCAGATGATGAGCCTTATTATATATCAGAACATAGGAAAAGTTATGACAATACATTTGAATTAAATGATGTATTTGAAAATGAAAATCCTGATTTTACAATTTTTCCAATTTCAATTACAAGGTTCGAAATGCAAAACTTACGTGAAATACTTAAAGAGCATGATGTCAAAATAAATATATCTAATCTAATGTGGATAAAACCATTGAAAATATCCGATAAATCTATAAATAGTCTAATTAATTCAAAATTTGGAGGATTAGTTTTAGATGATGATTACGCAAGTGGGTGTCAATCGCATATTGCAAATCAATTATCAATATCTTCTAATAAAATTGTTAGATGTTTAGGACTGGAAGATAAAACATCAGGATTTTATAATAAAGTCGATGTGCTTCCCCCAACTGCTCAAATAATTGCTGATTACTTGATAAATATCAAAAATAAAATTACAGTTTTAGCATAGATAAGGTGAAATATGTTTTATTTACCATTAATGAATGACAATATAGATAAAGAAGATATTAATTCAGTTATTATTTTTCTTTCTCAAAATAAAATCCCAAAACTTACAAACGGGCCAAAAGTTTTAGAATTTGAAAATGCTTGGGGCGACTGGCTTGGAACAAAATACAATCTTATGGTCAATTCTGGAGCATCTGCAAATGAATTAACCATGCTTGCTCTCGCACATATTATTGGTGAAGGAGAAATTATTGTTCCACCATTGACTTGGATTTCCGATATTTCATCAGTATTATTTGCTGGCCATAAACTTGTTTTTGTTGATGTGAATTTTACAAATTTATCATTTGATATTGAAAAGCTTAAAAAAGCAATCACTCCTGAGACAAAAGCTATCTTCCTTACTCATGTCTTAGGCATCAACGGTTTGACAGATGAGTTGTTAAAAATTTGTGAAGATAAAAATATTTTATTGATTGAAGATGTTTGCGAATCACACGGAACAACATTTCAAGGATGTAAAGTAGGAAATTTTGGCTTTGCAAGTAATTTCAGTTTTTATTTTGCTCATCATATGTCAACAATAGAAGGTGGAATGATAAGCACAAACAACTGGGAATTTTACCAAGTTTGTCGTGCTTTAAGATCTCACGGTATGACAAGAGAAATGACCGATGTTTCTATGAGACAACAGGCAATTGACTCTAATCCTGATTTGAATCCAGATTTTATTTTTCTTAGACCAGCTCATAATTTTAGATGCACAGAAATCAATGCTGTTATTGGTTTGTCTCAACTTAAAAAACTTGACGCAAAAAATCAAGAAAGAAAAGATAATTTTGATTTATTTATTTCAAATTTAAATCCTGACAAATATCATGTTGCTATTGATACAGAAGGTAATTGTAATTATGCGTTCATTGTAATTCTAAAAGAAAATAACATTAATCTAAGAAATGAATTAGAAAATAAACTAAGAGAAAATGGTATTGAATTTAGAAGAGGTTTGTCGGGTGGTGGAAATCAAATGAGACAGCCATTTTTTAAATCGGCTTACAAAGATTTTTCAAACTTCCCAATAATTGAGCACATACACAATTACTCTTGGTATATTGGAAACTATCCTGGATTAGAATACGAAAAAATTATCAAGTTATTAGAAGTACTGAATTAATTCTGGGAACGATAATAGTTTAACAGCAACTTTACACTATTCTCTAAAGAATATTTGGGAAGAAATCCTGTTTTATTTGCAAACTTAGATACATCTGGAATTTGCAAGGTGACATCTACTGGGCGAAGTAAATCAGGATTTTCTTTTGTCACAATTTTACATTTGGCTTGTTTTTTAAGTTCTTCTAAAAAATCACCAACCTTAACTGGAACTGTTGATCCTATATTATAAGCTTCTCCTAAATCACATTTTTCTGCTGCTATCCAGTAAGCTTCCACAATATCTCTTACATCTAATAAAGTACGAACAGAATCCAAATTGCCGTGATACAAAACATCTTGATTTCCTCTTTCAATATCAACTATTTGTTTAGCAAAAGCACTTGAAAAAATATCAGGTCTTCTTGGGTTTATATATCCAAAGGCTCTGGTTATAACACAAGGAATATTATAAGAATTAAAATAAGATTTTACTAATTTTTCTTGTGTCAATTTACTAATAGCATAGACATTAACAGGGTCAATACTTTGAGATTCCTTGATTGGAATTTCATCTTCTTTGACCTGTCCGTAAACTTCAGATGTTCCGCAAAATTGAATCAGGGGTTTTTGGTTTAAAATTCTCAGAGCTTCAAGGAGATTTAAAGTACCATTCACGTTATTGTTGAAAACAGAAATTGGTGTAGTAAAAGATAATTTAACATTTGCATTAGAAGCCAAATGAAAAATCACATCAGGTTTAACTATTTCTAATGTTCTGATGACACTTCCAAGATCGGTAAGATCACATTCGAATATTTCTACTTTTGAAAAAACTCCAGGTTTGTTTTTTCTATCAGTGTGCCATCTTGAAATGCCTTGAATTTTAACATCTGGTATAGTTGAAAGAAATTCAGCTAAATAAGTTGCTCCTGACCCATTTATTCCTGTAATAAGTATATTCTTCATAAAATTCATTATACATTTTATACGGTATAATAGAAAAAGGCTACTATAATGAAAGATTATTCTAATTCTAAAATATTAATTGTTGGTGATTCTTGTAGTGACATTTTTAATTACGGTTTTGTGTATAGGTTAGCTCCGGAAGGTCCAATACCCATCTTCAATCCAGAAAGAAGTACTGAAAATGGAGGAATGGCTTTAAACGTTAAGTCAAATGTAAAAGTCATTGGATCTGAGCCATTTCTTATCACACAAAAAGAAGAGATTGTAAAAACAAGATATGTTGATGAAAGAACAAACTCTCTCTTGCTTCGAGTTGATACAAATGACAAGGCTTCAAGTATTGATAAAGGTATACTTAATGAAATTAAGGATAATTTTTATGAGGGTGTTTACTATGATGCAGTTATTGTAAGTGATTATTGTAAAGGTTTTTTAAGCGAAGAAGACATAGATTTTATCGCAAGAAATAACAAGAATGTCTTTTTAGATACAAAGAAACTTTTAGGCAATTGGTGTAAAAATGTTTCATTCATAAAAATAAATCACATAGAATATGACAGAACTCAGCATACACTTGAAAAACTCAATATTGTTGATAAATTAATTATTACCAGATCAGGTGATGGTTGTGAATATCAAGGTATTGTTTATCCAGTAAAAAAAGTAGAAATTAAAGACGTTTCTGGAGCAGGCGATACTTTTATAGCAGCTTTAGCATGTGAATATGTAAGAACTAACAATATTGTCAAATCAATTAAATATGCTCAATACTGTGCAACAGTAGTTGTTCAAAAAAAGGGTGTGTGTACTATATGAATATGAAAGATTATTACGCAATGTATCTTACTTTACATCAAAATAAAGTATGTAGACGGTTGCATGTTTTAGGTCAATTATTTACCATTGTGTGGTTTGTAGGATGTATATATTGTAAGCTTTACATCTTGTTGATCTTTGCTCCATTTATAGTCTATCCATTTGCGTGGTCTGGTCATTTCTTTTTTGAAAAAAATAAACCAGCAACATTCAAAGATCCAATCAAAGCCAAAGTCGCAGATTGGATTATGCTATTTGACATCATCAGAGGAAAGGTTCCTTTTTAGATATCAAGTTAAATAAAAATGGAGGATGATAAACATCCTCCATTTTTTTGTCTCCAGAAGATAAACTTAGGAAACAGTGATTCTTGAAACTGCGTAGTCGTTGATAAGAGCAAAACCGAGCTCTTCGTAAACAACCCATCCAAGTCTAAGTCTCTTTGGATCGTCTGCTGGGAGAACAGTAATGTCTTGGCGAACTGGAAGTGCGCCACAGAACTGTGCTGGTGCAAGAACGTAAACTGAGTTCTTAGGAACCATGGTGGAAACGTGGATGTCTGCGGAATAAATATGTCCGTAGAGACCAGTCATAAGGATATCTCTTTGAGTTGCCTCATCGAAGAATTCCTTGCCCCAGTTTCTGATATCCTTGTATCTTTGTGGGTGAAGAACAACCTTAGCACCGATTAACTCGTGCTCTTCAATGAGAGTCAACGCGAGGTTGATATTCTCTGGTTGAAGAGTACCAGAAACGGAGATTGATTGGTCGGTTGGTACACCGGCATTGATAACCTTGAAGACTTCTGTATCTTCTTGTCTTTGGAGGGAGTCCTTAGCACGGACTTGAGCTCTATCGACGATGTAGAATCTTCTTTGGCGAATCTCATTAAGTCTGATTTGTGGATGTGCAGCAAGTTCAATTGTTGGAACAATAAGTTCTTCTGCTTCAACCTCAGCTGTTGGGACTGCGCCTCTCTTAGGAATGACATAGGACTTGACAGCTACATCTCTCTCATATCTTGCAAGAGCGCCTTGTGGGAGCTCATCGACCATGAGAAGCTTTCTACCAATAGCTTGGTACATCAAGGAAGTCTTGATTGGCTCGACCATAGCTTGTGCGAGAGCTGTACGACCTTCTGGGGTCTCGAGAGCCATTGCAATAATGGCTTCTCTTTGCTCATTTGTATTTCTTTTAATCATTGACATTTTAATTTTTCTCCTTAAAAAAGTCCTATATTATTACTTTTGGGTAAAGTAAAGAAGGGCAGCTGCTGAATCGTAACGATCAACAACACCAACAATAGGAAGTGAACATCCAGTTCCAACAGCATTACCGAATGCTCCAGCAGGTGCTCCGTTTAATTCAACAAGTTTACCAGAACCATTGTTAGCAACTGTAAGTAAAGCACCTGGCACGTATGTAGCAGTACCAGCGTCAGCGATACCAGTGGAAGTTGAAGAGCCAGTACCAGTCAAGAACATATCTGTGATAAATTGTCCACTTGGAGTGTTGAAGACGCCAACACCTCTTCTTGGTCCTTCATAACCTGAAGATCCAGCAGTTGGGTTGGTTAATCCATTAACATTTTCAGCTTGGAAATCGCCAATAGCTCTTTTGCTAACAACATAATAACCGTTGTTATTAGATTGAAGAACTCCAGAAGCATCAACGAATGATGCACCAACTGGATCAGCCAAGATCATGGTATTACCAGTTCTTGCAGTATCATCTGCAGAAAAACCAAGTACTCCACCAGTACACCCAATAGAACCATTAGCAAGAACAACTCTTGCAGCAAGTGCCGCTTGGTTTCCGGTTGTTGTTCTGCAAAGAACTGCACCTGCTGACCATGCAGCGGTTGAAGTTGTTTCGTAGTTAGCGACAACTACTGAGTTTAAAGCACGAATAGCCATTTTATATTTCTCCTAAAATTTTGTGAGGACTAATCCTCGATTGTTGGCATTGTCCAAGTGCCTCTTAAGGCACCTTGAATGTCAAGAGATGCACTATTAGCAGCAGAGCTGCCAGTAAATGCAGGGGATGTAGAAATTCCGTTTGTAGAAGCGGTTCTAACACTCATTCTTTCAGCAGCAGCTGCAGCAACTCTTTCAGTTGATGCTTGAGCAGCGGAAAGTAAAAGTTTAGTTTGTCTAATCATTGCATCAGCTTTGAGTTCGTCGTTAAGCATTTGCTCAGCGTATGAATCAATGTCTGAACTTTCTATGATTCCAGCAAGTGCTAACTTGCTTGAGCAAGAATAAGCTGTCTTGATTCTTGCAGTATCCAATGCAGCAGAAGTTTTGATATCAACATATTGACCCATTGGTTTAACTTGAACATCAGATTCAACTTCTTCATTATCGCCATCAGAATGTTCTTCGCCTTCGCAATTAGGACACTTAGTTTTGTCTGAATCCATTTCAGCTTGTGTCATCATTGTTTTGTGTCCACATGCTGAACATTGAACGGCATGCTTCATATTAGATTCTGCTTCCATTCCGTAAGAAGCAACTCTTGCTTGTGGAACTGTGGTTTTGTGTGGCATTGAAGGCATTTGAGTTGGGACATCAAACATGTTGACATCTTCCATTCCTTCTGAAGGAGTTTCCAATGAATCCCAGTCTACAGTGTATTCTAAAGATCCATTTCCAGATCCCTCAAATTTCATAGGCTTTGTAACATCTGGAAATTGTAATGAATCAACATTATTTGTAGGAACTTTTTGCTCTGCCCATGATGGGTTTTGTTCCTTAAGACTGTTTCCTTCACTGCCTTCCAATGTCATAGAAGGGTAATCTACTTCACCTTCCATGTTATATAAATCTTCGTTATACTTAAATGTGCCAGACGCCGGATACTTCTCTTCTTCAGAAGCGATCTTCTTTAAGATTGCTTCTCTTTGAGCACGGCGAGCTGCCAATGCTTGTTTTGTCATTTTATTAACTCCAGTACTTGATGTGTGCATTTTTGGCTCGGAATCTTCTTCCATATCTTCATCTTTCATGTCCATGTCTTCATCTTCGTCCATGTCTTCATCAAGATCTTCATCTTCATCTTCCATGTCGTCTTCATCGTCCATATCCATGTCATCTTCTCCGCCAAGAAGATTGTCGAGCGCCTCTTGCACAGCTTTTTGTGCGGCGTCAACCATATCAGCGGGAACTTCTATTTCAAATTTGGCTGTTTCTTCATCGTCTACTTCGTCTGAGTCTTCTTCAAAATCTTCTTCTAAATCGTCTTCATCATCTTCAAAATGATGCATATCTTCCATATCGTCGTTATTTTCATCGTCTGCGAAGTCTGTAGTCTCTTCTGCCTCTGAATCGGTGTTAACCATAGGTTTTACATCTACTGGCTCAAATCCAGCTTCCCTGAGCACATTTGGAAGATACTTAGATCTAATTGCGTTTGCTACAACCAGTGCTTCAGCCTTATTAAGGGAAGCTGTTTTAGTCATGTCATTTACGCAATTTTTGTAATCTTCTTGGTCAGTGAGCTTAATTTCAGCAAGACGAAGGGCCTTGAATTTATCTTGATTAGTGGCTTTCTTCATTTTTTCCATTATTCGCTGCTTCCCTTATAAAATACAAAATTCTTGTATATCAAGAAACTTCTTTTTTATTCTACAAATTTATTTTTCAAACCTGCATTAAATAACATTAGGGAGATAAAAATCTCCCTAATGTTATTGCAATTAATCAATCCATGTAATAGTGACATCAAGCTTCGAAGGGTTCTTCTTGTTAGATGCAACTGTTGTTTTTGAATAATTTCCACAATCATAGCAGAATGTGTTATTGCTTACCTTGTGTGCTTCTCTTGAACCACAACTTGGACAGATCATACCAACTGGTAATCTCTTCTCTGTTGCTTTGTCAAAATCAGGCATAGCAGTTCTGAGATAAACATCAGAATCTACAGTTGTAGCTAATCTAAACATTGATTTGAAATTAGCTACAGGTGCCATTCCTGGAGCAGCAGGAGCACCCATGCCGCCACCCATACCAGCCTCTGCGCCAGCCATTGGTGCCTGAGCTGGAGCTGTCATTTCTCCCAAACCGCTCATGAGATCTTCACCAATTTCTTCAGTACCATCTTTGCCTTTTTCACCAAGTGAAATAAGTTCAATTGATTGAAGAATTTTATAGGTTGTTCCGCAAGATTGACAATCAGCACTTGATTCTGATATATTTACATCATCTGCTCCACAAACTGGACAAATACTTCCCCAAGGTTTCTTTTCGCCTGGTTCTGTGTCCCCTACCATTGGATCTTCGTCTGAAACACCTTCTGGCATTCCGCCTGTCATTCCTAAAATACCAGGATCAGTTGCAGCTGGTGCAGCCCCAATACCAAGATTAGGATCTACTGGTCCAGCAGCAGGTCCGGCTGGTGCAGCTCCCATTCCTGGAACCTGTGCGTATCTTGCTAAAAGCTGTGTTCTTCTTTCTCTTCTTGCAACTCTTGCTGCATCAGTCATGACAATCTCGCTCTCTGCAGGGCCTTCAATTAGCCCTTCAGTTGGCATTTCGGAATTCATTTCAGTATCTTCATCAACATCAAATGATTTACTTACAGCAGTCGAAACTCTTGCAGTAATATCTCCACTGCTGGAAACATTAAGATCTGTAAATGTAAAAGTGCCTGGGTCAACGGTGAAACCATGACCTTGAAGAACAGAGATTGCTTTTTGCTTGAACGCTTCTTCAAAACCTTCATCTGATGGAGAAACACCATCTAAATCTTCAGCTCTGCAAACAAAGGTCAAACATTCAGATTTATTCTGAGTGACCTTCATACCAGCTGTTTTTTCCATGGAATTCTTAGTTTGAATAGCCTTTGCAACTAATCTTTCAGCAACTTCGTAATCTTCACAAAGTCTCTTAGCCGCTAAAGCAATTTTCTTTGTAGAAATGTCAAAGTTTGTAGAGTAGTCCGCAAGCCAGCCAATTACATTATTATTGACGTCTTTTGTTGATGCAGTTTTTACACCCCAGAATTCTCTTCTTGCTCTTGCTCTCAATCTTGCATCAGTTGCGGAAGCTGTCTTTGCTCTATTGATAGCTGCTACAAGTTGATTTTCAGGCATACCATCAACAGTATCGACCACTTCATCAGGTGTTACACCAGAGTCTTCTGCAGACATAGCCATTGCAGAAATTGCAGACTTCAGGTCTTCCTTGGAAATAAGATTCTTGTCTCCATCAACTGCACTTGTTAATGCTTGCTTGAGTTCTTCATTTTTTGATGGAGTTGATTCAACTCCAAGTCCTTCTTCAGGAATATTTACATCAGCCATCAAAAGTTCAGCAATTCTTGTAACGCCTTCTTTTGTAATTTCGCCTTCTTCAACTGCAACTGACAATGCATCAGATAAATCTTTAGCAGTTATCTCAGAACTTACAGCAGCACCAAGTTGTTTGAGAACTGCAGTTACAGAATCCATAGGCATTTCATCTGTTCCGAAGAATTCAGCTTTTTCTGCATTAGCTTCATCCATTGGTACAGTAGCAGCAGCTGTTTCAACCATCTCAGGAAGAGCTTCTTCATTTACAAGAGTTTGAGCAACTCTCATAATAGTATTAGGAGTTTCCATTGCAGTAACAACAGCCTTACCTAAAGCATTAATTGTTGCAGACATGATCTCATGAGCAGAAGCTTTACCATCTGTTCTGCATTCTTGTAGTCTTTTCTCAATAACTTCTGTTGGAACGCCTTTGTTTACTTCATCAATTAATGTAAACAAAGATTTCATAACATCTTCATTCTTGACTTTTCTGCCATAAAGACCAGCATCTGCAAGTAATTTTTCTTTGACATCATCAGCGCCTTTTCCAGTTCGCTTATCTTTCAAAGATTCTTCTCTTGTTACGTTGTTTTCTGGTTTGTGTTGTGCAGAAATAGCGTCATATATTGATTGGCCTTCATAGCCTTCACCAGATCTAACTTCATCAAGCTGAGTATTTCTATCTTCTAATCTTTCTTTAACATCAAGCAAAGCAGTTTTAACAAACTTACCATACTCATTTAAAAGTTCAGCGGCAACTCTTGTACCTTGACCACTTTCCATCATATTGATTTGGTTTTCAGTTAAAATAGGCTCCCAAGTTGTTCTTTTTCCGCCAGTGTATCCAGTTATAGATCCATCAGTAGATAAAACAACTCTATTACCAGAACCATCTTCAACCTTAAAGTCGATGGTAACAGCAGCAGCAAGCTTTTTTCTTTGCTCTGATGCGATTTTTGCAAAATGATCCATTTGATTTCTGCCCCCCGCCAAAATAGGCGTATTAGTTTTTATGTTTTTATTTCTCTCATTAGAAATTCTAATGACTGTCTCTACTCTCTTTTGAATTTCACTATCGTTTAGTGCATTCTTTAAAGATAATAAATTTTCTGTAAGTCTTAAAACTTTGCTTGATGGTTCTCTGACATTATTACTTGTACTGGCAAATACTTCTCTTTTACCATCTTTCGAAGCCCAAACTAAGTTTATATTCGAACTTGCCAAGGCTACACCACCACCGACAGGATTTGTTTCTATTGGACTTGAAAAATCCATAATTCTTCCAACATTTCCAGTATTAGTGTAGTTTGCTAATCCAACATTAGCATTTGTTGGATTCTGAGCAGGAGCAACAGCTTGTTGAGCTTGTTGAGTTTGTTGTCCTGCATTAATTGGCTGTGGTCTTTGACCACTCCCAACGTCAACACCATCGTCAATCATGTCTTGCATGGTGCCTTGCAAATCAGCCATTGCTTTAGTAATCTTACCAACATGTGTAAGATCAACATTATCTTTTCTTGCAAATAAATTCATAACACCAACTTCAAGGAAATTTAATGACAAATTGATCAAGTCTAATACATTAAGTCCTGATCTTGGGTCTATACCTAAACCTTGAAGAACTGCAGCTACTGTAGAATTTTGATTTGCACCGGGTCCAGCTAATAAAGGACCACCCACTAAAGTACCAGCATTTTGAGCAAGTTTAATTGCTGTTTTTGAGGCAAATTGAGCGGTTCTTAAACAATTCTCGTATGCCGATCTTTCAGCTGGATTTGTAGGAGACCCATCAAAAGCTAAAACAATATTTGAACAAATTTCGTTAGCTTTCTTTTCTAAATCTTCTGCTGCACTTAAAACGTCATCAACATCATAAATTTCTTGAATTTCACAAGTTTCAAAAGCACCATCACCTACGCAGGAAAGTTCAATGAATTTCAACTTATAGTTTTCTTCATAAACTTTTTTGCCAGATTGAGGATCTGTCTTGCCCTTATATTTTTTTAAACATTCACAGTAATCTTTTTCAGTGTAAGCTTTATTTTTACACTTAGAACAAATGCCATAGTCTACTGAACATCCCATTGAGACATCATGAATAACACCAGTTCTAATATTTCTTGCAATGTCAGGATAAGCTTCTTCATCTACAAAGAATGTGCAATAAACGCAATTTTCTTTTTCGTCCCATTCAGCGTAGACAACCATTCCTTTAGCTTGTTCAATATCGTCATTTTTATGGTTGGTGTAAATTGGAACGCCTTCAAAAGTTTTATATGAAGGGATTTTTTCTCCCTTAATTTCATGTTCCTTAAGAAGTTCTTCTTTTGAAAAATAGTCTCCATTAGCATTAACTGTATCAGCGTCAATTGCTCTTGCTCTTACCCAAAGTAATTTAGCTCCTTTACGAGCCTGCATTTCTTTGACAATGTCAAAATCTTTGTATTTTTCTAAAACTTCTTTTGGATCAGCATATAATGATTGCAAACCAATTTTTGCAGCTTCTCTCATATTAGAAGAGGCTGTCTTTAGCATGTGAGTTCTGGCTACATTTCTATCACCTTCATTTAAGAAACTATTGATAGTAATTGCTCCACCTTTTGCAACCTTTTTCATTACACTTTTCCTTACTTTTTGATCCACATCCACCTAATTAATGGATTGAGGCTAATAAAAATAGTTCTGCATTAAAGCCTTAAAAACCTACAAAACAAAACCCGTCGAATTCGACGGGTTTACGAATATACTAAATTTATAAAGTATTTTTGCTTATAATGTTTGTTCTTCTGGGTTAGAAGATTGTCCTGTTCTTTTTCTAATTCCTTGCATTATTACGTTTAATACATCATTAGGGTGATCGTTCAGCTCCTTGTCAGTAAATCTTAAAATAACCCATCCATTATTTGCTAATTCGCTATCTCTTTTTTTGTCTTTTGCAATCTTGTCAAAATTATTATGCCAAATTTCCCCATCTGCTTCTATTCCAATTCCTAATTGGGGAATAGCTGCATCTAATGTGTAATCACCAGTAGGGCCAGCTGAATACTGCGCAAATAAAGAATATGGCATATTTAAGGAAAGCAATAAACCATAAAGTTTCCTTTCAATAGATGTATATAAGCTTGGCTGATTCATTTCTTGTTTTTGTTTGAAAGCTATCTTGATATTTTCATCATTTGAGATTGCTGCTATTCTGTATTCAAACTTAGCCTCAATATTTAATGGCGAACAAATAGACCCACCGAGAAGTTCAGGAATTAATGTTTTATTAAAACCATCGTACTTTTCAGGCAAAGGTCCATGTATGCCCCTTCCTGTGACTGGCATGATTGATTGTATGAAACCTTCATGCGCTGCTGATTTAATTCTTTTTGATGCATATCTTTTACCGTAAAGCTCACTTTTTGTTTCCAATGCATCATCGTATAGTTGCTTTATTGCAGAAAAAGCTAAACGATAATTTTCTTCCTTAGAAGAGGCTAATGGAGGCATCATTCCACCAGCTTCCATTCCTGGCATTGCTGGCATTCCACCACCTGGAGGAGCTGCCCCTGGCGGTGCTGCTTGTCCTGCAAAACCTTGACCAGTGACAGCTCCAGATTGAAGATTCATTGAAAAACTTGGAACTCCAAAGTTCCCTTCTTTCATGAAACTTGCACCTTGCTCAAATCTAAGTCTTTCAATTTCTTGGTCAACATCAAGCCCAAAAGCTTCAATCAAAGAAGTGTTTGATATAACGCCTTGTTGATTTGCAGTAGCCATAATTTGCAATTTTTGTGAATCATCTTTTAATTGCAAGTCATTGAATTTAATTGTTGGGTAAATAACTTCTTCTTGCCCTCTTTCACCTTCAACAACAAATCCATTCCATTCTGCTACTGGTCTAAATATCTTGAGTTCAATCCAGTGAGCTACTTCTCTTCTAAATGTCTCTAATCTTTGAGCCATAGCCATAAGACCTACCTGAGCGTTGCCATAAGTAGGACCTTCTCCATTCAAGAGAGCTTTTGATAGCATAAGGCCATCTAAAAGTTCAGAATTGATCTCTTCAAATTCAGGGGTTACAACATAGAACTTACTATTAGCTCCGTACCATTCAAGATCAAAATTGTGGTGAGTTACAAGAGTCAAGTTAGGATCAGATGCTAATGCTGCAAGTTCGTCCTGCACACCATCAATATCTTCTTGTGATGCCGGTCTTGTGTCAGAACCAATTTTGACTACCTTAATAGGAAGAATAAGTCTGTCAGCAATCATAAACTGAGCTTGGCGTAACTTATCTTTGTATGTAAGAATTGGGAACAATGGCCTAATCAAAGATGTACCATAATCTTCCCATGGATTTGAACCGTGTTTGAAATGATGAATAGACAAAGGGTTTAGCTTAATTGGATCACCCTTCAAGATCATTCTTTTTACACTGTCAGGAATTGAATCATAAATTTCTTTTGGTTGTCTTTCATTGACAACCCTTATTTCTTCTGCACTTGGCCTATAAACATAAGTGCCTTCTTGGTCTAACATACCTGGTGTTTTTAATACGCTGTCAGGGTTTAAGACAGAAATAGATTTCCAAGAAGCGCCATCATGAGTGCAGTCTTCATTTTTCTTTTCGTTCCAACCGCTTCCATTACAATTTTCACATTGAATGGACAGAAGAACAAAAGAATCACCTAAAAGATAATAGGTATGAGCAATTTGAGGAAGCCATTTTTGAAAGTTTAATTTTTCGACAAGTTTTTCAAAATAGTCTTTAACGTAAGTTGAAGAACATTCTAATTCCCAACCTGAAAAAGGGAAATTAGTGTAAAAGTTTATGGCTGCAGCAACTTTTGGCTCATTGTTTACCCACCAGTTTGCCCAAAGGTAAACTTCTCTTCGTGCATTAGGTATTTGAAATGAAGAAGGAGTAAGGAATGGAGAATAAAAGTTAGGAGAAGTAGTGACAGTGTTCATAGAAGCTTGTCTGACACTTGGTCCCAAGCCAGGATTTATTCTACTGCTTGCATAATTTCGATCTTGATTAAATCCAGATCCTTTTATAGATTCACCAGTGACAGAATGCGCCGATGTTCTGATTGCTGATGCCAATGAATTTCTTGTTGCCATAACATATATTATACCAATGTCTGATTAGAAGGAAGATTGTCATAAAACATTCTTGCTCCCTTACCAGAAGCATATTGTGGAACACCTTGTCCGTTAAGCATTGACATACCACCATTGCCTTTCTCTGCTTGAAGCATATTATTAGGCTCACGGTCAACACTTTGATGTCTTGTAGCTTCTAATTGTTCTTCAATTGAAGTAAATGTTGGATTGGTATGGTAAGGAGAATGTCTCCTTGCTTCTGTTGCATCAAATCCAGGAGTGTCAGAATCTTCAAATGTGTTATATAAATTTGTATCATATTTGTGAACTATAATGTCCCAAATATTTTTTCTTGCATGATCAGGTAATGATTCATATTCTTTTGGATCAAAATTCATTTCTTTAAGCATTTTTTCAAGTTCAGGGTAAAGTTGGTTTGCTCCTACACCTAAGCCTTCAATGTCTTGATCAAGATTGTTTGTTTTATTGTCAGCAGAAGTTGATATTCCTGGCAAACTTGCTAATACTTTTCTGTACCACATTTTAAGACTCTAAATCATTTTCAGTTCTTGAATCCTCAAGGTAACTGTCCAACCCTAATTCATGAGCAAAGTGCTTCAGATCTTCATCAGAAAATTGATGATAATCATCATCTTCATCTAAAAGAGACTGAATATTCTTATCAATATCAGCATCTTTATTGATAGTTCTATTTTCTTTTAACTGCATTTCTTTGGTGTCATCAGTCTTGATATTTCTTCTTGACCCTTCAAGCTCTCCATTGAGAGTTGTATCTTTTGTATTTGCAGTTTTATTCAACATATGCGCAATTGAATCAGAAGGCTCATTGTCATTTTTATTTAATTCAGCTTTATAATCAACGCTTTCTTGTTTTTTGTTTTCTAATTGAACAGGGTAAGAATCTTCCATATCACCTTTTCTGCTATAAAGAGATTTATCTTCTAATTGATTTTCTCTTACATCATCAGTGATGGATTCATTTCTATTTAATTTATTTAGTAAAGCTTCTAAGAAATGATCACCTTTTTGTTGTGTTCTTGGCAATTGATCTTCAATAACTTTTGTAGAATTTGTTTGAGCTTGCTTTGGTCTTTTTCTTGGTTCATCTTCACGAGTATGACCATAGGAAGTAGATTTTAAATCCTCAAGTTGTTTTTCTCTTGACTGGGTAACATTTTGCTTATCTCTTAGCTTATTTGATCCACGGTCAGAATTATCAAATCTTGCTTCATAACCAAAATCTGTATCCTTGAGTTTATGACCCCTTTCTCCCTCTGCAATTTCCATAGGGTTTTCGTCATTGTCAGGGTGTCTGTAAACATCCAATCTTGCCATAACTTTTGCATGTGGTTCAAATGCTGTATTTAACCATTCTTGGTAAGCACAAGAAACTACACCATCTTTACTTACTCTGGAGTCTATGCAGTTTTCTCTACATTTGCTGACTTCCATTGGCACAGTATGTTTGCCTTGATAAATGCCCTTAGGACACATTAAAAATGGCTCGTTGTCCTGTGTGCTCAAAGTTGTGTAAGCTACTCTTGTATTAGCTTTTGGATAAGCTTCTGCAAAAATACTCTTAACTAATTTTGAAGCTGTCGCATAGAAGTCTCTATCTCCAGACAAAACCAATTCTCTCGCATATCTTAATGTTTTAAGTTCAGAGGTATTAGCTAACTTCAGACTTTCGTCAATAGCATTTAATGTTTCAATCTGCCAAAAACCAGAAGATCTTTGTTGAATTTTATTTGCTATTCTTTCAACTCTCACAGCATCATTTGTGGAGTCAATAGCATTTTGTAAAGCATTATAAGCTTTACGTAAATTGTTAGCTACAGAAGAAGTTCTAAAAGAATATAAATTATTATAACATTCAATCATCTTTCCATGTGCTTCTGAAGGATTAAGCTTAACAACCTTAACAGCATTATTCAAGCCACCATTGTCAAAGAACTTGGAGACTATTGGGTCATCTATGTCAAAATCAGATTTAGTAAGTGCAAAAAAAGGAGAATCAGCTGGCATAAATCTTTTTTCATCTAATTGCTTTCCAAGACCAGCAATAGTGTCATGAAGCATACGAAATAAGCCTGTACCATTAATTAATTTTTGTGCAACTTCTGGATTATGAGAATGTATTTTTATTTTATATTTATCGCTCATCTTATTTTCCTATACCCAAAAGTAAAAGTTCTTCTTGATCTAAGCCTCTATCAACAAGAGCTTTTTTTACAAGAGCCAATTCTGCTTTTGCTTCTTTCTTACCAACAGTAGGCTTGTCTAAAGGCTGAACAGTTTCTTTTTCAGTTTCTAAAACATCTAATAAAAAACAAGCTCTATAAATAAGTTCACCAGTAGATCTCTTGTGAAAATCTGGTTGTTTATCGTAATCCAGGGCAGCTACGACATTCCTTGTTTCTGATGAAGCTTTTTTTGATGTTTCTTTGGTATTATTAGTATTTTTCTTTTTCTTTTTATTGTAATCTCTAACAATATCTACTGCTCTTTCAATAGTTTCATTATTCCAGTATTTTAATTTTGCAATATAGCGAACTATGTCATTTTTTTCAACACCATGGTCAAGTAATTTTCCAACTTTGCCCATTAATACTCTAAAAGGATTTCCTCTTGTCTTTTTCTTCTTTTTGACATTTTGTGCAATTCTGTTGTTGTACACGTTAGTTCCCTCTGCGATTACTTGATGTTGATTGTTTTCAGTTAATCCTGGCAATTTTTCCAACAATCTTTTAGACAATGCTTGACCTGAAGGATCCGTTTTGCCACTCAATGGATCTCTTGTTTTTGGACCCTTACCATGAATATAAGCGTTACCAATTTTTCTAAGCTCGTCTTTGATTTTGTCGCTCTTAATTTTATCTGATGATGACAAATTGCCTAATTCCTCTAAAAGTTCTTGTGGGGGCTTAGTCCCATGTCGAATTAATTTATTAAGAAATTCTGTTAGTTCCTTAGAAGTTATTCCAGCTTCAGGTGCATTCAATTGATTATTGATTGCTTCTTCAGGTGCAGTAGCCGGATTAGAACCAATTGGCATATTTGACATTTTTTTCATATTAATCTATATCTTCAAAATCTAAATTGATACTGTTATAAATTTCTGACAATGTCTTTGGTCTTTGTTGAGAATTTCTTAAGATTTCTTCATTAAAGTTTTTCTTAATAGATAATCTTTGTTCTCTAATCTTTTCTTGATTAGCAACTCTCAAAGTTTCTCTTTGATCTAATTGACTTGGGTCAATCATTCCAAATTGAGAATTGAATTCTGAATCAGCAGAAGTTCTTAAGATTGAATTAGCTCTTGAATTGACAACCTTTGATTGTCTAAGAGATCCTAAATTCTTTTCTTCCCAAGCTTGATGTTTTGATGCTTTAGCTTCTCTTTTTGTAGATTGTTCTAAAACTGCTTGACTTGATGTTGTTTCTTGGCTATTAAGAAATTCTTCAGATATTGAAATCATGTCTGGGTTGAAAATTGAAGCTGATCTTGAAAGCATAGCGTTCATATAATCTTCACTTGAAAATGCTTTGAGACCACTTGTTGTAGTTCTGGTGTTATCACCATTGTCATAAGCATAATCAGATCTTCTGATAGATCCGACTTCAATATTTGCAAGTCTTTCTTCAAATGATTGTGGACGAAGATCGTCATACATTGAAGCACCAGAGATCTTTTCCCAAGGCTTACTTACACTTGCAGCTTCCTTTGTCATACCAATTTGTTGCTTAGAAATCTTGATTCTATTTTCTGTTGAATTTTTCTTAAGTTCAGCGTATGGATCATCTTCAATTTCAACAGAAGCACCAACAAATTTATTAGTAATAAAATTTGGTATGTTTTCGGTTTCTTGTACTCTTCTGAATTTACTCATTTTTATTTCCCTGGATATTTATTTCCTACAATTTTATCCCAGGAGAATAAATCTCCTGGGATTTTAATCTTGAGGAATTACTTATCGTACTTTTTGGTAAAGAGTGCGTCGATCCACTCTTGATCGCCATAACCAAGCTCATTCTTCCAGTAATCAACTAATCTGGAGTAATCAGCATCTGTAAGGGTTGCAACTTTGACCATTGAAGAAACAGCTGCTTTCTTGACATTATCAGTTAATTTAGAAGACATAACTGTTCTAATTTCTGATGTATTGTCAACAACTGGCTTGGATTCACCTAAAATAGCATCAACATATTCTTTTGGGAAACCTTGCGCAATTGCCTTAGAAGCAAATGCTTTCTTGGAACGATTGTCAAGTTGAGAAACCTTGACAAATCCATCTTCTGGTTGTGCTTGAGTCTTGTTAGAAGTTCTGACAGTCTTGGTATTTGCAGCTGCCATCTTAACTAAGTTTTCTCTGTAAACTCTTCTTTGTGCAAGCTTGACTGATTTTTCAGTTTCTTCTGCAATTCTTGTTTCGATCTTGCCAGCTAATCTGACTCTTCTTTCATGTCTTGCAGCAAGAATAGCATTTGCTAATTCTTGATCGCCTTCAGCTATAGCTGATTCAACAGCTTCTGCAGACAATTGTGAAGGATGATTGAAAACAACAGTATTTGCTTTCTTCATATTCTTGCCTTTTTTACCATCTGCTTCTTCTGTTTTAACTGGCATTTCATCATCACATTCACATGGCGTTTTGCCACATTTACATGTTTCAGCTTTCTTGCTTTTAGCGTTGTCTTGCTTCTTCTTTACAAATTCGCGAAGTTGTTCAGGGACATCAGAAAGATCATCAGCATCTTTATCGTCTCTTTTGTTCTTCTTTTTGAACATTTCTTCAACTTCATCTGGCATGTCTTCGGATTTCTTTTTTGCAAGAACTTCCTTGAACTCAGCTGGAAGTTCTGGTAAATTGTCACCATTTTGAACTTCTGCGAGTTTGGTGTTAAAGTTATCCCAGTTAATTGCTTGGTAGACCAAGTCAGAATCAAGAGGTTCCTCTTGATATCTGTTTGGGAAAATTCTATCAGCCATAATTATTTTTTCTCCTCAAGATTTCAAACAGCACCCTAAATACGTAGTTGGGGTTTATTAAAACCTTCTAAAAAAAAGGTTCAATTTCCTTTAAGGTTTTGTTTTATGATTTTTTTTCAACTATAAGTTTATTATTTTTAAGGATAAGTTTATCCCCAATTTTAATTCCAAATTTTTTGAATAATCCTTTATTAGCTTCTACAACAAATTTAATTCTGTTTGAATCTGGGCTAACAAGTTTAGGACTTTGCTTTTCTAAATCTTTGAAATCAACAATCTCATCATTTTTATCTAAAAAAGCTAAAGTTAATGAGAAATCTACATTTTTATTCCAAAATGAATGGCAATCTTCTACAGGGAATATAAAATAAGCCACTTCAAATTCTTCCAAGGGTTTTGCATGCATCAAGCCTTTTGCCCTTGAATGATCATCTTTTGCTATGAAACGAACATCCAGTTCGTCAGACTTGTTCAGTCAAGTTGCAACACGTCTAAATTTTGTGTTAGAAACTTTAACTGTTCTTGCTTCATTTAAATCAAATTTTTCTTTTGATCTTGATTTTCTGAATTCATTTGTTGCATCTGAGCTAAGATAAAAATCTCTCAAAGCTAACTTTGCTTTGTCAGTTAGAGAGACAGATCTACCATAACCACTAATCAATCCTGCAGTTTTAAGAGCCAAAAGTTCATTGTCTGAAATTTCATTTGGAACTGTGCAAACTTTGCCATCTTTATTATTTACAATAGCGTTTGCAGCAGTGACAACTTCATTGATATTCTTGTCAATATCAGTAAGCAATGAAATATATCTTTCACTTAACTTTACAGAAGCTTCTTTTTTAGGTGCAGAATTCATTCCTAAAAGTTGAATTTGAATGTCTGATAAACCTAAATTTTCCATTGAGGGTGAATCAAATATCTCAGCATGCAAATCTAATGAATGAACTGGTTTAATTGGAATTGGCATAATTTTCTCCTATCTCAATGGAATTCTGTTTTTCCATCCATTGCCTTCATCAACATTTTTTTCATAAGTTTCTTCCCAAGTAAAACAATCAACATCTCCAGCCATAGATGGACTTGAAGCGAGATTACCTGGATCTATATATGCAGGACCAGGGACACTATCAGGACCATGGAGTTTGCCTTCTAAGTTTTCTTCATCTTCACCAACACCTAAGTCAAAATATTCTGGCACTCTAAGATTAGGTTTTTTGGTACGATAGTTTTTTTCATTTTCTTCGTACTCATCAGCAATATCATCCATTTCAAAATATTGAACAGATGGTACTTTGGTGACTGATTGTTCTACGTAATATTGGGATAACTTTACAAAAATATTATCTGACTCTTTGTACTTGCCTATTAGATCTAAAATTTTTGCTTTTTTAATTAGATTTTTAATTTCTGAAGATATTTTTTGTGGCATTGTGTGGTTCCATTAAAATATTTGTCTTCTTTTTGTTTTTAGGTTCATTGAAGAGACAGACATAATATGTTTTTTGTATTACAGTTAATACATTCCTGCAAATTCTTTCTTTACGGTAGCTAATGCATTACCTATTGTCATATCCATATCGTAATATCTGTAATTAGCTAATCTTCCACCAACAATAATATTTGAATGATTGTTTTCTAAATATTCTTTGTATTTTCTGTAAATTTCATTATTTTTATCCGTGTTTACAGGATAGTAAGGAATATGATCTGGATTATTTTTGTCATAGTCTTTTGAGTATTCATAAGTTACATAATCATTAGATGATTTTGAATTTACAAAATGTCTATGTTGAGTTATTCTTGTCCATCTTGTTTCAGGATCAGGATAATTAACAATTGAACATCCTTGAAAATCAGAATTGGGTATTTTGTAATTGTTAAATTCTAATGTTCTGTATTCTAAATCGCCAAACATATATTCAAAATACTGTTGAATTTGGCCTGAAAAAACAACTTTATGAGCTTTTGAATCCCAATACGATCTATCTGCAAAATAATCAATATTAGTGAAGGTTTCTATGCCTTCTAAAAGCTTGTGGAAAATAGGAGTATATCCATTAACAGGAATACCTTCGTAAATATCATGATCGTGAAACCATCGATCTTTAAAGTTATATCTTATGGGTAATCTTTTAATAATAGAAGCTGGTAGATTTTTAGGATCTGTTCCCCATTGTTTCTTTGTATATCCATGAATGAAGTATTGATACAAAGTGGGGCCAACCATACTTAAGATATGTTCTTCTAAGTTTTTAGGATTTTCACAAGGAATAATTTCGGATTCTATTTTCTTTTTAGCATCTTCTGGTGTAATAATTTCAGGCCAAACTTGATGCAAAGTCATTAAATTAATAGGCATGGAATAAAGTTTGCCTTGATAGTTAGACTTTATTCTGTGAGAATAATTATTAAATTCTGTAAATTGATTTATATAGTCCCATATATATTTTTGGGATGTGTGAAAAATATGTGGACCGTAAGTGTGTATATGATAGTCTTCATATTCTTCGGTGTAACAATTTCCACCAATATGATTTCTTTTCTCTATTACTAATACACTTTTGCCTAATTTATTTGCTTCATATGCAAAAATAGATCCAAATAAACCAGCGCCAATTACTAAATAATCATACATCATATGATTATTTTACAAATTATCCAAATGATGCTGGTGTATGAGATCCAAACCAAGCAGATCCTTCGTAAACAGTTTCAACACCCATGTCTTCATTACCGTATTTTTCTTTATCAGACGACATGTTATTTCTGTCAAATTGATTATCAGGCATTTTCTTATTATGCAAATTATCTTCTAATGTTTGAAAAACATTAATTTCTTTTAATTCGTCATTAAATTCATTGGCTATTTCATTTCTTGGATGAAAATTTGCTTCATAATCAGGATTGGTTTCATCTGTTATAAGATCTCCAACTTCCATAGCTCCATTTGATTCTGGTGTGTACTCATGCAACATATCTTCAAAATATTGATGCAATTCATCTCCATGAGTAAGTATAGGTGTTCTTCCTATTGGAGCGTATTCAAATCTTTTTATATCAAAAATATTTCTTTGTTCTACATCTTCATCATTTTCTTGAGTTAATTTATCTCTCATGACAATAGTAGCAATACGATTTAATTGTCTATCAGACAATATTGAGTGAGTTCTTTCTGCTTTTATTTGATCTGGAACTTGGTCTTCGTATTTAAATTCTCTTTTCTTAGAATCATCAAAATGCCTTCTTTGATGCAATCTTTGTTCCATAGTTTGCAAATCATTATCGGTAAGCTTGTAATGATCTTGAATATATTTGACTGAATTCTTATGCAAACTGTCTGCATGTTCTTCTAAAGATTTTTTATAAGCATGTAATTCAGCTCTAAATTTTTCTTTTAATCTTTCTTCTCGAGTTAAAACATAGGCTTTATTTTCTTCAAAAAACTTATGTTGAGGTGTAAGTCTTGATTCCATGTTCCTGTCTGAAACATCCATGTCTTCATGAGTTTTTGTCAACATTTTTTCAAGTGTCAGATTTTCATCCCAGTCAGAATTAACTTCATAGCCACCTGGATTTTTTCCACCTGATCCAATAGGACTTTTTCCTGGTGAGAAAGGTGATCCGTTTCCGCCACCACCTACACCACCAAATTGAGCTGTTTTGATATTTTTTGAAGACATATTTGTTTATTATAAAATTATCTCTATCTGTACCTGCCACCGAAACTCACCATTCTATTTCTCGGAGATCTTGTAATAATTCTGTTTGTTAAAGCTTCGTAACAAACTGCAGCCACAGCATCGCAGATATCATCTTTATATCCAGACAAAGCTTCTATAATATATCTTTTACCTTTCCATTTCTTTTGTAAAAACAAAAATTGAGTTTTGGCTTCTTCTACTTCATTGAGATTATGTTTATTATTTTGCGTATCTAAATAAGCACCACTTGAAAGATCGTATATATCAATTCTATCTTCTCTTATTAGCTGAGTAAGTTCTGTGTAAATCTTTTCTTTGTATTCTTTATTAAACTGTCTTTCAATAATTGGAACTCCTCTACTTTGAAGAGTGATAACAGAAGATTGTGAATTCCATTGATCAATACTAACTTGTTTAAATCTAAATCTTTTGTGCAAGTCAATAACGTAATTTTCAACTTCTCTTTCAGAGATAGGTTGATTTTTAGTTTGAGGATTCCAAAAATGAATGTGGTCAATGACTACTCTTTTAAGTGGCTTGAAATCAGGCCCTACTGAACCATATATTTCTTCTGTATGTGAAATAGCCAATGCATAGTAATCCGAAGTTCTTGCTGGATCTAAATGGCAATAATAATCAATATGAGGCTGGGCAAACTCTGATCTTGGCACCATTCTCATAGATGAAAACATTCTTCTTATTGAGTCTTGGTCAAACATAGGATCTGATGACGCAGCGCCAAATTCTGCACCATACTGCATTGTAAATTCAACTGGGTTTTTCTTTTTTTGATCATCCAACCAAGCTTTGTCAATATTTGGATTAGTTAACCAAGTTGGCAATCTCATAACAAGAGTTGCTGGATCGTCTAATCTGTTTTCATGCAAATCATAAAGCAATCCAAGAGGCCCTTTAGGGTTGGAAAGCATCATCATTTTTCCATCTTTGCCAAATGTAGCTAAAGAAGGTTTCAAATCATCATAAAGAGCATAGTCAACACCAGAATCAGGATTGTCTCCTGCCATAGCTGCAACTTCGTCCATGATAATACACCAACAAGTAAGACCAACAAGACCTGAAGCATTACTTGAACCACATCTTAAAACCAAAGATCCAGCAAAAGGATTTAAACTTCTTGACGCTCTTCTTTCATTTTCTTTCACATCATTTTCAGTGTAAAATCGCATTTCAAGTTCAGTGTCTTTTCCAATATATGGTTGAAAGAATGGAGAAGCTAAAACTGTTTGTTTGATTTTGGAAAAGATAGCTTTCTTTGCCTGTTCTTCATTTCGAGCTACATTCAATAAAACTATTTCATCAAATTCCATCAAGCCATATCTTGCTTGTGGATGTCCCATAGAAATAAGTCTATAAAGCTCATAAAGTGCCATAGCAGACACTAAGAATGATTTTCCTGAACGTCTACCAAGCACTAAAACTAATTCTTGAAATTTGTATCTTTTTGAGCTTTTTTCTTTTACTTGAACTCTTAATTTGGGATCAAATTCATCAGAGTATAAAAGATCATTTTCTGTTTCAAAATTATCAAGTACTGCTCTTTGCGACAATTCTTCAACTTGTCTTTCAGCATCTGGATTTGTAGCTTCTTCTTTTGCAGCTTCGTATCTTTCTATTCTTACTTCATCATCTAAACGAGTACAAGTTAAGCATGGAGAGTTTACTACTGAAAACGTAGTTTTGATTTGTTTTTGGCTTTTTCTTGTTTTGTAGAATAGATCTTCATTCTCTTTGACATAGTTCCAAACACAACCATTACATCCACTTTCTTCTTTTTTTTCATTGATTACAAGATTTGTATTTCCTTCTTGTCCCATATAAAAACATTTAAGAATAAGTTTTTGCCAAGGATAAGGTTTAAGATTACAAAAATAAGGGTGTTCTATGAAAGTAATTATATCAACAATTCTATCTGGATTGAATCTTGATTTTTCAGGTGGATGAGGGGGGATTACTTCTGATCTTGTTGCAGGAACAATATCATCAGAAAACTCTTCAGCATATTCTGATTCTTTAAAAAACTTTTCAACTTCAGATGCTTGTTGAAGAAGTTGAGATTTTGCATCATTCTGCTGAGTTTTTTGAGGGTTAGGTTTTCTCATTAATTCTCAGCTTGTATTTTTTGTCTTAAGAATTGCATTTCATCTCTTATAATTTTCTTATCGCCTTCATTTTCCATTTGTTCATGCAATTTAACAAGAATTTCAAAAATATTGATAGCAAAAACTCCTTGATTATCTCTTTGTTCTTTGACATATAAGATTTTGCTTATTAGTTTTTCTACCATTGCAGCTCTTTTAAGTTTGAGGTCGTTATTTTTAGAACAATCCATGCCTCTTACATCATCAAGCTCAACAAGAAGAGCTATTAATGCTAATTGATTTTCTCTAAAAATCCAAGGAGCTATTAATTCTTCTCTTTGCTCATAGTTTTTTAAACCAGATGTTGATATTTTTTTGAAGTCACAATGCTGCTCCATATGTGTGTTAATCTGCATCCAGTTAAGTTTTGCATCAAAATAATGAGCAAAAAATTGAATAACAGACTGGGGCTTCTTACCACTTTCAAGAAATACGTGTTCTGCTAAATCTCTAAAAGGCGAAGAACAAATGGAACATCTTGGTTCTAAAAATTGTGGATAAGAAATGTCATTCATATTATCAGGAGGCAAAGGATGATAAGGTTTATCTGTTTCCTTTAATTCTCTGAATAACTTAGAAGGTCCAATTATTACTTTTTCTGATGCGGGAACAATTGCATCAACAATCTCTTCATTTTTATCTGACATAGTAAATTTTATACAAAAGCAAAACAAGCCGCATAAAGCGGCTTGTTTATTTTGAAGTTTTTATTGATTAGTCTTTCAATGCTCTTTTTAATCTTTGGTAAGGAGAAACTGAATTAGCAGCACCAACCATATATTCATCAGCTAAGCCAAAGTCAGCATAGTTCCCTTTTGTAAATTTTTCGCCAGTAGATGTTGCATTTAAAAGGTCAACTTCAACAGTACCTTTTCTGTTGCTAACAACATATTTATTCTTTGAAGCTGTTTTAACTTCTGGTTTTTCAGATTCAGCAACTAATACAGAATTTAATAATGCTTCTTCTACCCAAGGCTTCAATGCTGCATGCAAATTGACTCTACCGTTAGAGTTTATTTTAGCTAATTCAGCAGCTCTAAGCCATGTCTGAATACCCTTATCGTCTGTTTTTACAATAGAATGAGATCCTGTGCAAAGTTTCTTGACAAATTCTTTTGCACTGTATTTTTCCAAGGATTTTTCAATCACTGGAACACAATCATCATATTTTGTTGGAACTACGGCAACTTGAATAGTTTCCTTAATTGCAGTAGTTGGTGAATCAAACAACTTAGAAGCTACTCTCTTTGCAAGATCAATATCGTATTGATCTGCTGCAAGAAGCTCAACCACTTCTGATTTATTGTAGCCCTGAGCCTTATACTGTGCTGCTTGGGAACTGGCCACAACAACTACGCCATCTTTATTTGAGCGCAACTCGTTGCGCCAATTATAAATCATGTCATCGGATGTATTTTTTTCAACCACAGTGATTCTCCCCTTAAAAGAAAATAAACCCAAAGACATAGCTGTAGCGTGTCTTAAGGTTTTTCTTGGAACATATAAGTATAATACAAACATTTGTAAAAATTATTCCATAGGATTTTTTACTTCTTTTACAAAACATAATAAGTATTATGTGGAACTACAAACGATCTAAAAAAATAGTTGAAGCAGCTGACGCATGGGATGTTTTATCCTCTCCCAAATTTGAATGGTTAGGTTCATTTAAAGAAACATTAAAAAAGGCTGACTTCAATGATCCAAATAAAATGCCTACTGTTTTTACAATGGCGCAGCTTGTAAAGTATGCTACTCAAATTAATTATTTGAAAATGGCTGAAAAAAATATAAACTCTTACAAAGATGACTTAAAGTTTTTTGGAAGAAATATTGTTAAGTTTGTAGACAACCACTTGAAAAAGATTGGTTCCGCAGATTCTGAAACATTTCTTATTTTAGATTACCTTGGAAAAATCACTGAATTATTAAAAAGATTTCAAGCTGGTGATGTTGAAATTGGCAATGAGGGTTCTTCTGAAGAATCTATGAATGAGCAAATGAAAGGTATTTTGTCAATTGGATATAAGACTCTCAATCTTTTGAACAGCAGAGGAGTAAAAATAAATGATTCTTCTATGATGTTTATGATGAGAAATGGTGATGTTAAATTAGGAGCAAATCCAAACAATGAAGACAGAAAAGAACTTATTGAAAAAGCATCAGAAGGCGAACCAGTATTAAGATTATTTCAATCTCACCAAGGCATATTGAGATACTTGCAAACTGCTGAAATAAGTAATGAAAGACAATATGAACTTGGTCAATTTTTTAAAGCATATTCAAGAAGCGGATTGACTCCAGATAAATTTATGTCTCTTATTTCTGAAATGATTGGCGTATTTAATGAATCACTTGTAAAAGATATATTTTTATTTACTGACACTGATAATCAAATTGAAACATTCTTATTTATATGTATAGAACAAACAAATCAAAGATATTACATAGATGAATTTTCAAAAATTATATGTAATTATGCTAACCAATACACAATCACCGAATCTCAATTTGAAAAATTAAGACAAAACAGAGACTTTAAATTAGATTGTGAAGAACGTGGGTTGAATATAAGAGATATATGGTTATTCAATGGTTTTTCTACTGTCGAAACTATGCTGAAATATCTTGAACAATTCCCAGAAAAGTTAAGTGATTTTAAACCAGCTGCTACAAGATTGCTCCCAAATTTACAAGCATTGAAGCAAAAAAGCATACAAGCTCAAAATGTAATTTTAGCAGATGGATTAGATGTAATAGATAAAGCTACCAAGGATGGTGTTATTCATAAAATTGATCCTTTTGAAAAAACTTGGAATCAAGATTATGACCCCAAGGTTGATAGAAAATATGTTTCTCCAAGAATGACAGACACTCAAAAAAGAGAACTTGAAATACAAAATTCTGCTAATCAAATATTTACAAATTTTCAACAAAGTTATGCAGACAGAATGGAACAAGAAAGACAATTCACTACTGTCTCAAAAGAAAATTTGGAAAACTATGCAAAGAAATTAATAATCTTGGAATTTGATGGTAATCATTTAAGAAGGTTTTTAAAAGAAAATAAAATTAATAAATTGCAAATTAACGGTATTGATTTTGTCGATGGTAATTGGAGAGGATTATTTGTTCCTCGTTTCCCAACAAAATCTGAAGGCTTTTTACCTGCAATTGTCATCAGAACTGATACTTATGATTCTTTAGAGCATCACAAGCAGTTAGCTGAAAATTTAGGTATTGCACATACCAAATTTACAGAAGGAACAAGAAGACACGAAATAGCTCATGCTTTGCATTATCTGGCAGTAGGAGACGTAATGACAACTCCATCTGAATTAATGAATCCAGAAGTAACTAAAGAAGAAGCTTATTTATTGAATCCTTCTGAAATGTATGCAAGAACTCATGGAGATATTCCTTACTTATCAGAAATATTCAAAAATAGATTATCTAATTTGGTGGTTTCTCAACAAGTTTATGAAGCAGCAAAAGAACAATGGCTTCAAGATATTGTCAATCAAAAAATCCATCTTATGAGTGGTGGTACTAATCTTCGTAGATTGCTTATGGAAGATGAATCAT